TGAGGTTGTCAAAATCTATCGTGAGTCGCACCCTGAGATTGTGAAGCTCTGGCGCAAGATGGACCAGTGTTCACGGGCAGCCATTCTTAGCCCTGGCAAGGTGGTGGCGGTCAATGACAAGCTCTCGTTCCGCGTGATGGAGATTGCCAATGGTACCACATTCCTGCTCCTGCGGTTGCCGAGCGGACGGGAAATCTCATACCCGCTGCCTGAGCTAGTCAAGTGTCTCAGCTACACCCACAAGGGCAAGCGTGTGCAGATCATGGAACCGCAGCCCGAGGATGTGCAGAAGGCTGTCGAGCGAGNGGGTGAGAAAAAGTACTTCCTCAAGGATGTGGTCACGTATTATGGCAAGACCGGGAAAGATGGCACGAAGGCTTGGGGACGGGTGCCCACATATGGTGCCAAGTACACCGAAAATGCCNCTCAGGGTCTCGCTGCCGACTTCATGGTCAACGGTGCTCTCAACTCCGAAGCTGCCGGGTACGAGATTGCCACCCTGATCCACGACGAATCTCTGAACTACAAGAAGCCGGGGCAGACACCGGAAGAACTTTGCAGGCTTCTGGCCAGCACACCAGCATGGGCAGCGGGCATGCCTCTGCTGGCGGAAGGAAAAACAGTGCCTTTTTACATGAAATGAACCCCCCCACCACCGTCACCCCAAAACCACCACCCGTCGATCTCGTGATCGACATCGAAACCATGGGCAACACGCCCGGCGCTGCCATCCTCTCCATCGGGGCTGTCTTCATCAAGGAAGGCAAACTCAGGGAAGAGTTCTACCAGCACATTGACCTGGAGAGCTGCCTTGAGAACGGTCTCAAGATGGACGCGGGCACGGTGCAATGGTGGATGAAGCAGTCTGATGATGCCCGTGCTGCCATCACACTGGAGAGGGGTGCCAACATCATTGCCGTGCTGGCTGACTTCTTCAGTTGGGTGTCTGAGTCTGCCCAAGGTGCCGAGGTCCAAGTCTGGGGCAATGCAGCCACGTTCGACGTGGTGCTCATGGAAGAGGCTTACAGGCGCATCGGTTATGACATCCCATGGAAGTTCTGGGGCCACTGCTGCTACCGTACGCTGAAGAATCTCTTCCCCGGCGTGCCGAAGCCGCCAGAGCAACGCATCAAGCATCATGCGTTGCACGACGCCAAGTGGCAGGCTCTCCACCTGATTGCCATCCTTGAACACATTAACTGTTTGCAGAACGTGTTCGATTCTGCTACAAGCTCCACACAAACCCATGAGCAAGAAACACCCGCCATCCAAAGCCCAGGCTTCGCTGCCAGCAACCCGCCCGAAGATCCCGCAGCCGGTGTTCCCGGCACGCCTTGAGGTCACAGTCTCGAAGCCCTTTGTGAAGGCCAGCAAAGACCTGCTGGTCAACTGGCCCGCCACGCTCAAGGAGTTCGTCTTCATCCCGCCGACCGCCGACAATCTGCGCAAGCTCATCGTGGCCGAGGTGCAGACCCGCAACCGTCCCACCATGCTTCGTCGTCTCTTGAGCCGCCTGCACATCGTGGAACGGCAGGAGCTGATGAAGGTGCTCAAGATTAACTGAAAGCCACCACGATGATCAAAAACAAAACATGGGCAATGCTCTCTGAGAAAGAAATCAGGGAAGAAGCAAAGCTTACCGACAAAGAAAAGTCTGCTGTGGATGCCTTTGTGAAAGCTGCAAAAGAGCTTCCTAAAGGTCTGGTTATTGGCATCTCTGATTTTAAAGATCGTGATGACGGCATCACAGTCTCAAAACGGATCACTTCTGGCATGACACAAGTGGTGGCAAGAGTTCGCAAGAAATCGTTGATCTTTTGATCTCATGCCCCGCCCCAAGTTCTACAACCCGGCCAAGCACAAGCCTCTGGAGAAGTCCATCGAAGCTGCCATTGGCCGGTATGCCATGAGCAAGGGGTGCCTGTGGTGGAAGTTCACGTCACCGAACAACCGGTCAGTGCCTGACAGATGGGTGCTGACGCCCAATGGTGTGGCTGCCCTCATGGAGGTGAAACGTGAAGGCGAGAAGCTGACGGACGGGCAGGCCCAGAAGATCAAGGACGTGCATGACCACAATGGTCTGGCCGACTGGACGGACAATGTGGAGAAGGGCAAACGGCTCATTGATGAGTGGTGCGCACTGCCGGGACCGAACAGTGGAAAGCTGGAGGGGGTGTGGTGATATGACCACTGCCGATGAAATCAAAGCCGCCATTGCTTTTTATGAATCAAAAGGATGGGACTGGACATCCTTGGTCTGTTTTCTTGCGATGAAAAAAGAAGGTTTGTGGCCAACCCCAATTCAAAGAACACGGATTGGGTTTGGTCGTCCAAGAAAAAGCAATGGGGCATGATCTACTCCCCGTCAGAGCCTCAACGTCTGGCCCGCAGCCACTTGCTGCGCAACCCTGACACGTTCCTACTCATGGGCATGGGCCTTGGCAAGACGGCCACCATCATTGACCACCTTGACACCCTGCTCATGACCGGAGAGGCCAGAGCCATGCTGGTGGTGGCACCGTTGGCCGTGTGCAACCTAACATGGCCCAACGAGGTGGCCAAGTTCCAGCAGTTCAACCAGATGCGGATTGCCGATCTGCGCACTGAGGACGGCCAGCGGCAGTTCCTGCGTGGCAACGCTCACATCTACACCGTGAACTGGGAGTCCCTGCCCACCGTGGCCGTGCTGCTGGCCAAACAGAAGTCGTTGGCCGTGCCTTACGACATGGTGGTCTTTGACGAGTCCAGCAAAGCCAAGTCCGTCAAGTCCAAGAGGGCGGAGATTTACCGCCAATACTGCCCGCGTGTCGCCCGGCAGATTGCCATGACCGGCACCCCGGCCTCCAACAGTGAGGCTGATCTGTGGGGCCAGATGATGATGGTGGATGGTGGCAAACGCCTTGGCCCGAGCTTCAGCAATTTCCAAAAGACCTACTTCAAGCCCACCGACTTCCACAAATACAAGTGGGTGCTCAAGGACGGTGCCGGTGAACGGATTTACAAACGGATCAGTGATGTCACCCTGACGTTGAGGACCAGCGACTGGCTCGACCTGCCGGACACCGTGGTCAATGATGTCGAGGTTGATCTTGGGTCTGTGTTAATGTCACAGTACAACCGGTTTGAAGACGACCTTGTGACCCAGATCAGGGACAAGGTGATCACGGCCCCCAATGCTGCCGCCCTCATCACCAAACTGATGCAGTTCACCAGTGGGGCCACCTATGACGAGGACCGGCTGGTGCATCAGATCCACGACAAGAAGGTCAAGGCTCTCGTGGAGACGGTGAAGCGGATCAATGCCCCCACCCTCATTGGCTACGCCTACCAGCACGAGGTTGACCGGCTGCGCAAGGCTCTGCCCAAGGCCGAGTTCTTCTCCGACTACAAGAACAAGGTGGCACAGGTGCAGATGCTGGCACGGTGGAACGCGGGCAAGATTCCTCAACTGGTGGCCCACCCAGCCTCCATGGCCCACGGCCTCAACATGCAGGATGGCGGGTGCAACTTGATCTGGTATTCCCAGACCTACAGCCGCGAGAAGTCCGAGCAGATGCTGGGGCGGTTGTTCCGGCGTGGCCAGCAGAACAAGGTCAACCTGTGGCGGCTGATGTGCCCCGGCACCGTGGACTACGCCGTGGCCCTGGCGCTGGAGAACAAGGCTGCCAGTGAGAACACCCTGCTCACAGCACTGCAAAGCCTTGAGGCGTTCCGCCGTGGTGGCGGTGTGGTTGAGATTAGCGATGACTCAGACCTTTTGGAAGAAGATGACATTTTAGCATATTGATCTTATGAAACGCCGATACCAAGAAGTGCAAACCCCGCTCCCCCTGACCGGTGAGTCCACCACCTTCAACCCTCTGGCCACACAGGTCGGTGGGCAGCACTACAAGGACATGCCCATCCAGCCGGTGGAGTTCAGCGAGCGCAACCAACTGCCCTACTGCATGGCCAACGTGATCAAGTACATCTCGCGCCACAAGATGAAACATGGACGTGAAGACCTTGAGAAGGCCATCCATTATTGTGATCTCGGCCTGTCCATGTACGAGCAGACCAAGACGGCGTGGCGCACCCAAGACTCGGACTGGGCCATCACACCCCTGCGGTTCTGCCAGGAGAACAAGTTCGACGCCACCACCACCAAGGCCGTCATCCACCTATGCAGTGTGTTCAGCCGGGGCAGCACGGGGTACCTTGAGGCCAAGGCCGAGCTGGAGAAGATCCTTGCCACCGACTACCCGGCTGTGCGGGTGCGGTTCAAACGGAAATGAATTGTCGCAGGTCTTCCACTCTCTGGAGCCATCCCTTGCCGTAGCGAGGGAACTGACGAAGATGGGTGTAGTAGGTGGCTCGGTATTGGAGCATCAAGGCAGCCTCGGTCTTGGGGTTGACCTGAGCCAGCCTAATTGTGGCAGCACCAATGATGCCATCTGTTTCTGCCCCGACTGCTCTCTGGAGCATCTCCGTACTTGGCACAGTGCCAATGTTCACGGTGCCGTCAAAATGACATATTGCCAGTGGCTCCGGCAACGCGTCACCATGGGCATCCTGCCATTCATGACTGTGGTAATTCGCGACTGCTTCTTCGAGTGTCAGATTCTCGATGTCCAGATGGGGGGGGCTGGCAGCATCAATGCCGTAGCGAGTTGTGCCGCCTGGGTCATGAGGATCAAACTCAGTGGCCACAGTACCGTCAGGGTGGTACACATTCTCGTGGGCCAGCACGAACAGGACACCCCGTTGAAAGGCTTCACTGAACGGCTTGATGGCATCGAACCACCCCGGCAATGCTTGGACTCGTTGATAATCGTTCATGGGGCTGCCGGTGCTGGGTTGGCGGCAGCTGTCACTTTGGCCTTGGCAGCCAGAGCGTTCAGGTTGGCCACTTCCTGTGTGGTGAGGCCAAGCAGAGCGCCGGACTGTCCGCCAGCGAGGAACCCATTGGCAGCGGCAGCAGCGACGGCGAGGGCATCGGCAGCGGCTTGCTGCTTAGTCAGGGGGCCGTTGGCACAGGAGCAGAGGCAGGCGGCGAGGATTGTGAGGATGGATTTCATGTGTTTGGTGGTGTGGTTTGTGAAGAGAGGTAATTCGCCTGGAACAGGCGCATTGTCCCCTCAAATTTGTTATCATCGAACCATGTTCCATGCAGGTAATAGTTGATGGAGCAGTCTTTAACGATGCCTGGATATTTTGAGGCGAACTCCGCGCCTTCAAGCCCCAGCCAGCCGTAGCCAATGGGTGGGAACCTGAATAGTCCAATCACGAAAGATACAGCCTTGGCAATCAGCCTTGAATCTCTCGCTACCGTCAGCCACTCGTCGTGACTGCTGCCGTAAATAAACATCCGCTTAAAAGTGTGGGATTCGATAGCGCGGGCGAAGTCCTCGGCGTGTGCAGCAGGGGAGAAAAGATGGATCTCACGCACATGGATGCCGAGATTTAGGATGCGCTGTACTATGTCACAACCGTTGCTGTGGCCCACGAGAACAATGTCGGTATCAAATCGCTCGTCGTTCTTGTAGCGGTTGATCTCAAGAAGCAGTTGATCGACTCTCTTGCGCTGGCCCCAGAATCGCAGTGAAGCCGAGCATGTGTACTCGAATCTCTCCGCGACAATTCCGTCGTCCATGTTTGTGTCAACCCACTGGTCAAAATGGCGGGGCCATGCATCAGGGTCATTCGCTGTACGGATGCCGTTGATCGCAATGATGACGGTGCGCTTTTTTAAGGGGCGCAAGATCGTGATCGGCGGCTGTGATTCCATAGGTATTACGACCAGAGTTTGTCGATGAGTTTCCAAAGGGCGGCGATAATTGCCAATGCAACTGATATGCCCGCAATCATCTTTGTAGCCAAATCTTCTAGCCGTTTGATCCGTTTGTCTTGCTCACGCAATTCGGCACGAATGGTTGGTAAATCCGAGGCGTTGTGCTCGATCTCGATCAACTTCAACGATTGAGCCTTGAGCGTTGCGCGCAGTTCTTTATGCCATTCAGCATCGGCCTCAGCCTTTTGCTGTAGCAGCCGGACGTTTTCAGCCCTCATTTCTTGCTGTTCAACCTCTGTCATTTGGCGGCATGTTCGATGAGTTTTTCATTCGCCAATTGAACTGCATCCGATGCAGCCTTCAATCGCTCCTCCGCAGTCAATGGGACGGGGCAAACCAGATTCCTCGACCTGCAAGGCCAGCACCTTTCTTTGCGCCTCCTCCGCCTGCAATTGCGCGGCGATGGCCTCCTCTTGGGCCGCGATGGCTGTCTCCACCGGTGGCCGCAT